ATCTACCACTGTCATCTGATACTTTACCAGGCATACATTCATCCATTCTAGGCGAGATGTCAAAAGCAACACAATTACCACAAAGTGATTTTTTAGCTGCTTCTTCTGTTGTATCCCAATATTCAGCTAAGTCTATCCAATAGTCTCCTGGTTCATCTACGTTTAACGGACCATATTTAATGTAATCTGCTTTTATAGAAGCATCTCTATTTTTGGTATTTACTTCTAAATCTTGTGTGGCTACAGGGCAAGCCATCGCTGCTTCATGTAACGTTCCTTCTTTAAGATATTTTAGTAAATTAAATTCCATTATACTTCTACTTCTACATCTGTTGTATCATCTACAACTACTTCTTCTGGTGCTGTATCTTCAACTTCAGCTGTATCAGTGTCAGTGTCTAGTTCTGCTGCTTCTCCTCCATCAGCTGGTCCATAACGTAATATACGAGATATTGCTTCCGCAGCACGTTGTTCTTCAGGTAAGTTGAGTAAATAATATTTTTTTCCTTCAATTTGCGCTATCCAACTTCTTCTCATCCATATTAGGTAAAATTCTTCATCATTTTGAAGATTAATTCTGAATGTAGTTGGTCTAGGTGCGACCCAGTCTATAGATGCTATAAATGAGTCAAAGTCTGATGTTAGTAAGTTTAGGATTACTTCTTTTAACTCTGGGAACTTAGTTAATTCATCAAATTCAGCTGCTGCGTATTCAGCTTTTTTACGGTCTTGGATGACTGTGAAAGCTAAACCTCTAATTCGCTCTTTGAATTCTTCTTTAGTCATTATTTTCTAAGTTCTTTAAGAATAGCTTCAACTAAAGATTCATTAATGTTTGAACCTTTAACAACATCTTCATCTACTGGGAGTTGTCTTGACATATCGTCAAATACTCTGATAGCGTCTGTTAATGCACTTGCAAAAACTCCTAATTTAGATCCTGGTATTGTAATATAATTTCCATCTTGGCTTGTGATTTGTAATCCTGGTCCTTTTTCACCCATAGAGAATCTTTTAAATTCATATCCATGTTTATCTACTAATTCAGTACCTTCTTCTAATTTAACACCTCTACCTTTTAAGATATCAGCTTTAGTTACTTTACCATCTCCAGTTAAATCAGGAAATGTTTCTTCTTTTTCTTTAACTGGTCCTTTAAGAGCAGATTTAATAAGTTCAGTTAGTTTTGTATTTTCCATGTTTTCATTTTTTGATAAATCTGTATCACTACACATTTCTTTAGCTTGTGCTTTAGATAAACCTTTAGGTCTTGATTTAGAATCTACTTGAGCACATGCCCATCGTCTTTGCTTTTCAGTTTTAGATTCTTCTACATTCCCATCTTCATCTTTTTTAACTAAGTTAATAGCCCTACCAGTTGCCATAGCATCTGGATTTGGTCTATTAAATTTAGGGTCAATATACTTTAAGAGTTTTTTCTTATCACCCTTAAGCATACCTGAATATATTTGTTTGTATTTGTCTTTGACTTTAGAAGCTTGATCAGGAGTTAATGCCTCATTGACTTTAGAATTTAAAATATCCTTAATGTAAGATTCAATGAGACTTTTATCCATTTCATTCTATGCTTTGTCTTCAGCTACTGATGCCTTCTTGTATACTGATATTAGTTTTTTAATCTCTGTTAAAGCTCTTCTTGCTCGACCGTGAGCAGCTTTACTAGTTTTTGAATGCTCAGTAGAGAATTCAGTCCATAACTCGGCCAACTTGACATAAGTTTCATTTGATTCCATAACGTATTTTTTTAAAAATTAACAAAAAAGATTTTTAATCTTATTTTGGTGCTTGTGCTAAATAATCTCTAGCAAACATGGTAATGGTATTATTTATTTGGTTTACCATTTTTCCATTTTTTTCTTCATCTCCTCCTAAAGTTGGAACCATTTCCTGAGCTTTAGTTAAAAGACTTAATACTGCTGCTTTTTCTGGGCTCTCACCAGCAATTTCACTATCTATTTCCATTTCTGATTTTGCAGATTCATCGTCAATATCTACTTCATCTTTAACATCTACATTAACATCTTTTTCAACGTCAACATCTACGTTTTCTTCATCTTCTACTTCTACATCTTCTTGCTCAGTAACTTCTTCTTCATTTAAGATAGCAGTAATTTTTTCTTTGATCATATCTCTAAGACCTTCTTTAGTAAGTTTAGGAGTTTCAGTTACTTCTTCTACTTCTTTAACTTCCTCTTTTTCTTTTTTTAGGTCATCTTCATCTTCACCTAAATCATCAGATAAATCTTCAAGTTCTTTTTTGATGTTTTTGATAGCACCCTCATGATGTTTGATCTTTTCTTTTAGATCTTCATGTTCCATGTCTTTTTCATCCAACTCATCTTCCTTTTTATCGAGAGCTTTTTTGGATGCTTCGTCTTTCTCTTCTTCACCCTCTAGTAATGGGTTAGAATAAAGAAATTTTCTTAAATCGAATTCGTTCATTTTTTTAATTTTTAAAAATATTTAAATATGTCGATAAATATATGGAGAGGTGTTATCTATGCGATTTATGCACCTTTTTCTCTACCCATCATATTTGAGATAGCATCTCTTTTTAAATCATCCATTTCCGCTCTAAGTGAATCATGAGCCTTTCCTAATAATTCAATATAATGGTCATCCATTTTACCTCTCATGTTAGCTGCTACATCTAAAATTGCTTTGAATGCTTCTTCAGATGGTGTCATTTCTTCATTAATATTAGCTTCTTGAGCCTCTTTTAAATATTGGTCTTTAAACCATTTTCTGTGATTGAAATTATCTTCCATAATCTTTATTTTTTTATTCTTCTGATGATTTTTCTCTTTTGTTTTGTGAATTTTTATTAGCTGATAGGATTAATCTTTCTTCCATACGAGCTAATTTTTCTCTTAACATAGTATTTTCATCAATTAATTCATCTATTTTTTCTTCTAATTGATCAATTTTTTCTTTTAAATCTAAAATAACTTCAGACATTAATTTGTCTTTTAAGTTAGCATCTTTAGTGATTTTCTTTTCTCTTATTTCAATTCTTTTTTTCCAGACTAACCAGATTTCTTTAATACCTAATGCACTTGTTATAGCCGTTAGGATACTCATTAATATTTCGTTCTCCATTTGTTTTTTTTATAAAAGTTTTGTATTTACTTTAATTGAAAACAACCTTTTGTACTATTATAAATATTGAAAAGAAGTGGGAAATTAAAGAAACTAGGTTTGTTTCTTTTTCATACTTTTAAGATATTCAATTCCTTCCTCTAATGCTGTTTGAGCTCTTTCTTTATTTACACCCCCAACCCATTTTTCAACTTCACCTGATTCTGTTATAAAACCATCATTACTTTCATTCATTTTTTCTTTCATAAAAGCTTTATATTCTATAATAAGTTTATCAATTTCTTTATTATGAATTTCATTTTTATGATTTTCCCATTCACCTGATGTTTTTAATTTTGTTTCTTTAATTGTAGTACAATTTAAACATGCTCCATATGCTTTAAAATAATGAGAATCTAATTGTTTATTCATTATATTATTACATTCAGGGCAAAATAAAGGGACAGCTGATTTTTTAAATTTATCTAGTTTGGTTATGTTTTCTTTTACACCATCCCTTATAGTCCATTTACGGCCATTTTCTTCCCAGATATCTCCTTCTTTATGGAATTCTTCTTGTTTAGTGTAACCTATACCAGCTCCAGTACGTTCAGCACCTTTACCTTTCACTAGATTACGAAGACGTTCAACGTCTTTTTTATTGAATTCTTTTTTTAGGATGTTATCTTTCATCGACCTTGACCTTTATATGGTTTTTTATAATTTTTAGAACTTGGCAGTTTGGAACTTTTGCTTTTAGCATGAATTCCTTTTCTTTTTTTCTTTACTGCTCCTGATTTTTCTGTAACTGAGTATGCCATTTTTAATTTTTAAATGCTAATAAAAATTCTCTAATTCCAATACCAAATGCTATACCTGCGTATAATACATTTTTATCCATTAAGAGAAAAACTCCAACTGCACCTGCAGCTGCTGCTTTAAACCATGACGAGTTTACAATTGTTTTAATTTTATCCATAATTATTGTTTAGTTAAACTTATAATCCTAACTCTTTTAGCTGTTTTATAGTTGATTCAGCTGAGGTGTGTAGGATTCCTATGCCTCCCTTAGCGTTCCATTCATCAATGGTTGGCTTAAGATCATCAATAAGTATTGCGTTCTCTTCTGAGTAGTCTTGTTTATTTTTTCTTGCTGCTAATATCAATTTAGTTCCTGGGATTTTATTTTTGACCCATAATCTTTTTCCTAGTCTTGAACTATTATCAAATGAAGGTGAAGATAATAATGAGTATAAGTTAGGTTTTATATAATTGTATAATTGTTCCCCATCAGGCATCCAAGGCATACCAGCCCAAAATCTAACACCATCTTTATCTATCACTTTCCAAAATTCATTTAAACCATGTTTATCTTTATAAGTATTAGGAGATAAACCTGTTAGGTCTTCAAATCTTTTTTCAAAATCACATAACACACCATCCATATCACAGTATAATGTGTATTTTTCTTTTGATACTTCTTCTTTAATTTTTTTGTATAGTTTCTTAAGTTTTATCACAACCACAATTTTTACTAAATATAACATCATTTTCTTGGGGAGCCAAACTTTTAATGTCTTCTTTTATTGGTTGGGGATTGTCCTGTATTAACTCTCTAGCAAATTGATTTAAGCCAAATGGGTCTTTATTTTTCTTTTCATTTAACACGGTATCAGTATAACCTCTAAAAGCTAAATTGCCATCTTGATATGCTTCAGCTTCTATAGCTGTTAAATGATCATCTTCTTGAGTATTAGTTGTAGCTATACCTTCTAATCTACCTTCTAAATTTTGCATATGATGTATCATTTCATGTGCAAATGATCTAACTATATCTTTTGGATGTCTACCTTCGGTGTATAATACAATTTCCATTGTATCTGGTTGGTAGTAAGCTGTTTTACCAAAGAAATTTTCAGCATTTTCTTTATCCCCATTTTTAAATATAACTTTAGGTAGTGGAGTAAGGTTCATGCCTTGATTTAGCATGTGGGTAGTTAACTCTTTAATATATTTTTTATAATTGATATTATTAGAATATGTAGCATTTTCGTTTATAGGTTCATATGCTGATCCAAATGGAGCAGATTTGCCTTTATGTTTCTTTTGCGATTTAGTGTCTATATTTTCTTTTTTTGGAGTTAGTGGCTCTGTCCTATTAAACGTTGGATTCGAGGTTGAATCTGCTGGTTTGCCATTTAAAATATCAATTATTCTTTTAACATCTCCCACTGTTAATTTTTCAGGTAACATATTTTTAAAACTTTCTAAATCAGTTTTAAATAATTTTCTTGCTTCAGTTCCACTTATATTACCTCCAGTAGATACTTCTACAGGAATTACATTGTCACTATAATTTTTAACAAATTTAGACCTTTGAGCTACATCAATTTGATCTTTTTCATCTCCTTCTCTTGAACCTATAAAAACATAGGTTTTATCATCTGGATTAGATTTTAAATATTCTTTATAATATGAAAATGGGCTTGCCTTTATAACATCAGTTTCAACTGGGATTAATCCTATGTCACTATATAATTCCCATATTCTTGCAGATTGGTCTTGTGTTATACCATCTCTAACTCCACCCCCAACTATAATTTTTAGATTGTTTATTTCAGGGTTTTGTTTTAAACCATTTAAAACTACATCCAAATGTCCTTTAGTAGGAGGCTTAAACCCACCACCAAATAAAGCTGTAATTTGTTCTACAGATTCATTTAAGATTCCATCTACTAAAAAATCACTTAATTTACTCATTTTAAAAATGCGTTTATCTTACCTTGTGCTTCTTCTTTTGAAATTGAAGAATTAATAATATTTTGTACTTGATCAGATTGTAAAATATCTTGTACTTCTTGATTTAATTTTTCTTTTTGTGCCTTAGATCTTGCTGCTTCTTTTTCAGTTTTTTCTCTACCATCTTTAACCTTAAAAGGGTCTACATATGTTTTTAAAATATTTGCTATATCTTTCATTGTTTCAGAATCACCAGTATTAGCTACAGAAACAAAGTTATTGAACATACTTTTATATATATCAAAATTAGCAGTGACATCTTTCCATGTGCTTAATACTGCACCTGGTAGTAAACTTCTATCTTCTCCACCTGATTTTTCAAATCTTTCTTGATTACGTTTTAGCGACGTTTCTAAGTCAGTATAAACATAAAGCATAAGAACGTCATATCCTGCTTGTTTTAGCTGATCTAGCAATTTAATTGTTTGATTCTTGGATGCAGATGTACCATCTAATATAAAAGATTCACGATCTGCTATAGCTTGTGGTATTTGTTCACCTTTTAATTTTTTGGTAGCTACAGCCATTGCTTTCATAAATTTACTTCTATCTTCAGCATCTGCTGATTTTTGATTTAATGTAAATTTTTCTACCTTGGATAATGCAGCTATAGTATCATCTAAATTTAAAGTTTTTAAACTAGATAAATCTAAATCTCTTAGAATAGAACCTTTCCCTGCTCCAGGGGCCCCAGCTAAGATTATTGCTTTTGGTTTACCTTGTACTTCAGATAATAAGTCAGTCAATTTTATCATTTTTATTTAATCCTTTAATAATTAAGACCATAATACAGGTTAAACATATAATCTGTATTTCTAACATTAGGTCAACCATATGGTATAAATATTAACCTCTTTTCTTAACTTGCGTTCTGAATTCTGTAAATACAGGTGAATGTCTTGGATTTTCTAGGTCAAATAATTTTTTAACTGTTTGAAATATATCTATGTTTTCATCTTGTGTACGTTTTGATTCATACATTTCCCAACCTTTACCTTGAATTTTACCTTCTTTAGGTCCACGTTTGGATGATTTTAACCATAGAACTCCTAGTCTGTCTATCTTTTTTCCAAAACATTCTTCGTAACATTTGGCGTAAACAGCGGTCTGCAAATCGTAAGTTGTTTGTAAGTGATTTGATGTTTTAAAATCTATAATCCATAATTCATCGTCTATTTCACATACTAAATCGCATGTACCTGCTACTTTAAGTTCATCTGAGAATAAATGAACTTCAGCTTCTAGTAATGTTGGGTTATATTCTTCCCAAAAGTCAACAAATTTTAAAAACATTTGCCATACTGTTGGATCATACATTGGATTTCCTGTTGGAGATAAGAAATTTAATTCTTTACCATTTAGGTAATCTTCACACATTTCATGTACTTGTGTACCTTGATCTGCTGCTTTTCTAACTATATAGTCAGCTGAGTATCCTACTTTTTTAAGCCAGTCTTGGAAAAATTTACCTTTTGGATAATAACCTAAAACATAAGTTATTGATGGATAATACTTACCATTTCTTCTATAATACCTAGAATCTGGTAATGTTATTTGTTTTGCGTCTTCAGATATTTCCAGTATCCTGTTATATTTCTTTTTGACGTTTCGTTTTTTCATATTAATGAAAATTTCTTCTCCATTAAGTTATATTGGTCTAATGGATCAGTGTTTTGAATTAGTTTAGTAAAATAAGAGAATCCCATCTCACTTGGATCTTTTCCTTCTAATTCAACAAGGTATACTTCTTTACCTTGGTTTATAAAATACTCACAATGTTTTAATGCTTGTTTTAAAGCATCTGTATCTAAAGCTACATATATTTTTTTAACTGTAGATTCAACTATTCTCTTTAATAAGTTAGATTGTATATTTTTACCTAATAAGGGTATAGCATTTCTTTTTATTGCAATAGCATCAAATGGGCCTTCACATAATATTAAAGGTGAATCCCAATTTATAAACAATTCAAAAGGTATTATATCTCTTGAACAATCAGGATTTCTGTATTTAATATATGCATCTTTTTCAAATGAACGTGATGTAAAATAATTTAATTTACCATTCTTATCATATGAAGGTATAATAATCATGTTTTTATATTTGCCAAAATCACAGTATCCTATATTATATTTTATAATATCATCTTCAGATACATTTCGATTATTTAAATATTTAAATGCTTTTTTAGCTATTAAGTCAGTATTATTTAATATTTTTTTATATTCTTTAGGTAAAGATACATCATTTGATATAATAACTTCTTCTACTTCATATCCTGTCTTAACTAATTTTGATAATTCTCTAAAACTATCAGTTGATGCTTTAACCTGTTTAAATAAGGCTTTTAAAGTTTTACCTTTCTTACCACATACCCAACAATGCCATGGATTGTGTCCTTTTTTATTTTCAGTGAAATTAACTTCTAATTTGGGTTTATGATGATTACAAAACGGACAGTGGTAAGCTTTGTTACCTCTTGATGTTCTTTTACCACTTCCTATAACCGTGTCTACTAAATTAACTAATAGCTCATTTATCATGATGTTAAATATAACATCACTTTATTGGGGAGCCAAATCTTTTGTATAAAATTTTCCCAATATATTATCATTAAAATATTTATCTGGATGTTCTAAAACTTGATACATAAATTGAGTTTGTGTCTCATAATATGTGAGTAATTTTTTATTTGGTACAATTTTTAATATACACCTTTCAAAATTTTCAATTGGTTCTGTTTTTATTAGTTCTAGGAGTGGTTTGTTAGAACCATAATAAGTTTTCCAATCTGATTCTTTACTAACACGTTTATGAGTTGGTTTTCTACCTTTAACACCTTCATACATAAGTAAATCTTTTTTGGTTACTTTTACTTTACGATTATGTATAAGTACTTTTTTACCTATATAAGATTTTTCAGTAGGTAAGTGTGTGATTTTATAAATAAAACCAAATGTGTTTTTTGGAAATTGAGTATGATCGGTTATTTCCTCTCCGTTATAAGTCCAATTCATAAATGAATTTTAGTTATTATTTTATGGTAATGAATCCCATTTATTGTATCTTGTAGCAAAATTAGTACCTGATGCTCCTTTAGTAAATAAAAATTCATAATATGGATATGAAGTATCTCCAGGGGCATACACAGTCAATGACATTTTATCATAATCTCCAAAATTACCATTAAGGGTAGTTATAGCATCTCCTGTATTAAGTGCTGTACCTCCTGATGTAGGACTTGCTCCTGCTGATTCCCATGTAAATGTTACATCTCCACTTGATGGGTTTGTAAGTACTTCAGCTTGAATATCATCTGTAGCCGCATCATTTAGTTTAATATAAATTTTACCATCATTAAAAATATCTTGATCCGGTGTGTCTGCTGTATAATATATAGATTGAGATGTTGGTGTGTTTGGTAAATTTGTTAATTGTGAACCATCACCTACAAATGAACCACTAAATGTTGAACCTGAGATTGCTGTTG